TCCCAATCATGGGCGCCGTAGTTCTCACGGATTTGAGTTTGGAATACAATCTTCATTACATTTTCCCCTTATAACCAAGTTGACGCATTGCTTGAACCGGACTAGATTCCTTTTCCAAAGAAACGTACTGTTCGACAGAAACGTTCTTCACTAGGAAGTTAACCCACGCTTTCCAAGGCTTGTACTTCCCATACTTGAATCGAACGATAAACTCAGGTTTTGGTTTACCGACCCAAGATGGGTGACAGTTTGGGTTATGTTCTTCCATGTTCTTAGACCCTTCGTGGCGACCACGATACATCAAGTACATACCGTCCCAAACAAACTCTTCTTTAACAAATGCAGTCATAATCTATATCCTCACTCTCAATTACAGGGTAATTATGACAGATTCTTGGTCTAAAGTCAAGCGTTTTTTTAAACTTTTTTTAGATCATTTTGTTATAAGGATATGGTGCCGGCAGAGAGAATCGAACTCCCGACCTTCTCATTACAAGTGAGCTACTCTACCTGCTGAGCTATACCGGCAAATTGGAGCGGAGTGGTGGAATCGAACCACCGTCTGAAGGTTGGAAACCTCCGGTAATACCACTATACAAACTCCGCAAATTGGCCGAGGTGGAGGGATTCGAACCCCCGACCGATGGCTTAGAAGGCCATTGCTCTATCCAACTGAGCTACACCCCGAAGTTTAGCTGCATCTGTCTGGACTCTCCCGAGATTTTTCTGACAAGAGAAAGAATGTTTTCGGGTGTGGTGTTCTCATAGGGATCGGTTGGACAGTTGTCACGTAGTCCATCTTCCTCAATACGTTTGACGATCTCCAGATCATTCACAATGACAGCGTGACGCCAAGAACGTTTTCCAAAACCAAGGTTATTCTTCTTAACCACCACCCCCAGTTCTTCTGCAAATTCACCATTACCGTCAGGCAACATCTTGACGTTCTTAATGTCTAGTTGTTTTGCCCACTGGTACATAGAGAATGCATCATTCACGGACGTACACCAGATTTCATCAACTCCTGCATCAACAAACTCCTGATAGAGTCGATCAAAGCCGGGAAGTTGTTCGTTAGTACACGTGGGTGTGAATGCGCCAGGCAGTCCAAAGATGACAACCTTCTTGCCACCAAAGAGTTCGCCCGTAGTCTTACGAACCCACTTGAAGGGATTGTCCCCCTCAAGGGATTCGTCACGTTCACGCATGTGAAAGACTACATCGGGCAAGAAGTCTTTCCAAGACCAAAGTTCCATTTACTCACCTGCTACTTCAGACTGGAATGCTTCTGCGAGCTGAACAACCTGTACTGCCTGATCACGCAACTGACCAATAGTAGAGAGTTCCTCACCCTTGAATCCGCCTCGCTGTACCACAGTGTCAATCACTGCGATAGTCGAACGTGCCACTCGGTTACCCAGTTCGTAAATCTGAGAGTGGTCTTGCTTTTGTGCTTCTGCTGCTTTAGCCATTGTTATACTCCGTAAGTAGATGATTTTTCAAGTGCAATAAAATATTCAATATCCGACTGAACAGACTTGAACTGAGAGATCAACTTCTTAGAGATGTTGACTTCAAAGTCCTCGTTGACAATCTTCAAGTTGTTCACATTCAGAACCAAGTTGAAATCAACTCCTTCATCATATGACCCATCAACGTCGATAGTGAACGCATTGGAAGTTGCATCCTTGGTATCCACAACAGAAATTTGAATCGCACCATTGTTAGGCGAGATCGAAATATCCGTGTGTCCAAGTGCTGCGGCCGCACGTTTAATGCGTCCCAACGTTGCATTATCTAGTCGAAAGTTAACTTCGAATTCTGGAAGGTTGATATCCTTCGAAGGCGAAGTCAACATATCCGGATCAGAGTAAAAGTACTTGATCTTCGAACGACCCGTTGAATCTCCAACCACAACATAATCTTTCTCAAAAGAGAGATTGGGTTTGTCTACGAGACCCAACACATTCAGGAATTCGTTCAGATCATAGATACCGAATCCGACCGGAAAGTCCTCAGACACCGAAGTGCGAGAGAATACGTTGCGAGCAACCGATACAGTTTTAACACTGTTACCCTCATTGAACACGATGTTCGGGTTGATGGTTGCATAGTTTTTGAGTACTTGTAGAGTACGATCAGAAAGTTCCATAATAAGTTTCCTCAGTTAATATGCGTGTATAATAACACGGTTTCACAATGGTTGTCAAGCCGCTTCCTTTACTTTAGAGAAGTTTTTCTCTTTGACAAACTCAATACGACGATTGAATTGTGCGTCCTCTAGTTCTGCCTTGTGAGAGATCACAAATACATTCGTGTCTTGTTCCCCTAGACTATACAGGATTTTCATGAGGTTGTCAACCCCATCGTCATCCAAAGACGAATCAAACGTCTCATCAAGAATCAGTAGGTTTGTGGCCACTGAGTTCTTCATCTTTGCAATCTGTCGCCATGTAAATAGTAGGGACAAGTCAATACGTTGTTTCTCACCTTCAGAGAAAGAGTCATACGAGAAGTTGTCACGGAAGCGTGAACGGATCGTCTCGTTGAATCCTTCATCCAGATCAAAGTGAACAAAGAAGTCTAGAATCTGTAAGTACTGATTGGTCAGTTGGTTGATGACCGGAAGGTACTGTTTGATGATCTTAGACTTGATACCCTGATCTTTGAGTAGTTCCGCACATACCTGTTGATACGAGTAAGTCTCGTGCAGTTTATACTTCTCATCTTGTTTGATCTCTAGTTCTTCTGTTAGAGTCCGAAGCTGTTGGTTCGCTTCGTTGAGTTCGGTACTGTTCTCAGACAGTCCATCCAACTCAGAACGAATACGATCAATCCTACGATTAAGACTAGAGATTTCTTGGTTGTTAGAATTGACCTGAGACTGTAGTGCATTAACCTTTACCATCACCTCATTCAGATCAAAGAGTTGTTTGTCAAACTCTTCCATCTGTTTGTTTGATTTGGTCATGGCGTCATGTAGTTCTTTCGCACGTGCGTTAGCATCGTTCTTCTTAGACTCACGTAAGTCCTCTGCGATGTGTTGGTCACAGGTAGGACAATGTTCGTTCTCATCGAAGAACTTCGCTTCCTTGACCACAGACTTAATCTGAGACCGGAAGGTAGATTGATATTCCAACAACTTCTCACGTGACGTGTTCACTTTCTCTAACTTCTTCGACACGTCTTCTTGTTGTGTCGATGCCGTAGACAGGTTTTCTGTATTGAAGTCCTGCAGTTCCGTAATCTCCGCAAGTAGTGCGGTGATCTCTGACTCTTTCTCCTTACGATGTGCAGTGTTCAGGGCCGATAGATCACGCAAGTATTTCTTCTGTGCATTGACCTTGGTCTTGACCAGTTCGATAGCGTGTCCGTTCTCACTGATATCATTCTTGAGGATAGACATCTTCTCTTTGAGTAGACCATTCATCTTACTGAACATGTTGATATCAAGTAGGTCTTCGATAACCTCTCGACGTGCACTCGTGTTCAACTGCATGAATGGTACGAACGAACTTGATCCTAGAACGACAATCTGGTGAAAAGACTTGTGAGTCAGTTTCAGAATGTTTCTCTCTAGAACCTGTTGGTACTCCTTCGCATGGGAGTTCTGGTTGATCATGTTATCGTTAGCCCAAATCTCAAAGACGTTGGGTTTGATACCACGGACAACCTTATACTTTACGGAACCCACAGAAAAGAGAACCTCGACAAGAGTACCTTTGCCGTTGATTGAATTAACGAGTTGCGGTTTGGAAATCTTACGGTGAGGTTTACCGAATAGGACAAACGACAGGGCGTCCAACATGGTAGACTTACCCGCACCATTATGTCCCACCACCAGAGTAGTAGGAGACTTCTCAAAATCGATCTCAGTAAAGTTGTTGCCGGTGGACAAGAAATTCTTGTACCGGATTTTCTCAAATTTAATCATAGTCGCATATTATACACGGTTGGTTGACTTCTGTCAACCCGTGTAATTTCCATGTTCATCTATACCGCACCAGTTACAAGGATATCCCTTCTGGATCGATATAGGCCCATCGGAAGGACAATCATGATTCCAGAACTCGGCTGGTTTAGATGTGATATTGTCCTTACGGAAAATGTTTTCCCAATTTTCATCAAACTTTTTTCTGTCTGTGATAGGACGTGGTTTACTTCCCTTACTCAATGTCAATCCCCTTTCCTACCAAATTGGTCTTGAAGTTTTCGATACGGAGAGAAGTCCTCAAGAAATCTAAGAAGATAGCCTTGTTTCTATGACTCATGGCATTAAACATGCGTTTATCTTTTTTGGTGTCTACGCCTGCTTTGCGTAGAAGTTTTGATGTTGCGCCTCGCATTATACAATCTCCATAGTTTGTGCTTCAGTCATGAGAGAAGATATCTCCCTTTTAATCCGGTCTTTATCTAGGTCTGTGTTAACAGCGTCGATATAATCATAGACCAGAGTTTCGGTATCCTCAACAGATACCGCATCGTCGTCCACATTGGAACCAATGAACTCGTTGAAGTCCTCCACGATTTTCAGTTCGTGAATCTTCTGATTCTGAATGCGATCCACGAAACGTTCGAACTCGTAAGCGTCACCCTTCTCTACCACGATCAACTTAACAAACTTGTTGTCAAGATAACGAAGGTCTTTGAACTTACTCATCTTACTCTGCTCGTAGTATACCTTCTCGTAGATCGTGATGGGGTTACGTACCGGAGTCAGTTCTCTTGTTTCGGTATCAAGAATATGGAAGTACTTCTTGTCGTTACAGTCGTTCCAGAAGAATTCCATCTGAGACCCAAGGTAGTGAATGTTACCCTGCGTAGACTTCGCATGGAAGTGACCTGTCAGAACCATCTCAAAGTTTGAGAAGTGAGATGGAGACATACCGTCATGACAGGGCATACCACGTTGCATATCAAACCCCTGCAACTCTAGGTGTGCACCAACCACAGGAGCCTTGCACGTCTCAAGAAACTCAAGTGTTGCTTTCTCGTTCTCGGCATTGATCCAAGGTATCAAAGCAACATCTAAGTTGCCATACTTCATCACGGTAGGTTCCATGATCAGGTTCACTTCGTTCATGTAGTGACCCTGCAGTTCCTTGAGTGCGTTCAGTTCGTTCGTGTTCTTATAGTACACGTCATGGTTGCCTGGAATGATATCCATAGTGATACCATACTCCCGCAACTTCTCTAGAAAGATTTTACGATTGTGGTTCAGGGCTTTGAAGTTGACCGTCTTACGGTTATCATAATAGTCTCCAAGGTGGAGAATTTGTTTGATATCATTTTCCAACAGATACGGAAAGAACACCTCTGTATAGAAGCGTTCCTGATAATCCATAAAGATGTCAGAAGAATTACGTGCACCACAGTGGGTGTCGTTTAGTATTACTAGCTTCATAATATACCTATTTGACAATATATCCCGACATTATATCAAAAATATTGCTATATGTCAATACTATTTGACAAGATTTCCTGCAACCGTGATTCGGTGGTCTGTCGTTGTATAGAAAGGATAGACCGCATGTTTAAGGTTGGCGGGGAATAAGAAACAGAATCCTTCATAGTTTTTATCCACGGGAATCATGTGACTGACCACCCCACCCTTCACAGTATCTTGGTATAAGAACGAGAAGTGTCCTGCAACAGAACCCCCGTTCACTACGGGGAACTGCGCCATCTCATGTTCAATTCGGTAGGGTATGGTATGGAAGATCACAAAACTATAGTCTCCACCATGAGAGTGTGGGGGATTGAACTCCCCCGCCTTCTGCATGTTTACCCACACGTCCGTTAGTTCGTAAGGTGCACCTAACTCTGCCCAAGCCTGTCCGACAATAAAGTCACGAATCGCATCACGAGAATATCGCAACACATACTCGTTCTCAATGTTACCAGCAAGTCTGTGGTTGTAGGATTCATTCGGTGGTTCGAAATATATCTCCGCACCGATGGTATCCATTACGTTATCAGGAACAGGGAATTCCCAATAACACAGTTCACTCAGAACTCGTTTCATCTATAAGGAAATCCGTCAGATCAGAGTCAGCCTTTACAGTTCGACGTTTTCTTTTCTTCTGTTCGTTCACATATTCTTTGAACTCTGCGTCTGCGTCCTTCACAATATCGATCCTGTGACGCAGTACGTCCACAAAGGGAACAACGTTCGAATAGTCCCTTTCTTGGTCTGAATGTCCGTCTAGGAACGCCTCTACGCCTGCCTCAGAGATGTACTTCAATTTGATATCCTGTTGCTTCTTCTCACGTTGAATACGACGAAGAAACGCATACCAAGAGATTTGTGTGAAGTATGCAAACGCATTGGGGTTACCCGTGCGAGTCGCAGTCTCGACATTATAGTTCTCAATGGCCTTCAGGCAGTTCTCAACCGCATCCATGGCCATCTCTTCACGGTAGGTGTACCTAACGAAATTAGATTTGTGAGATAGACCTTCCGCAATCTTCAGGAAACACTCAGCGATATAGTTGGGGACAATCGGTGTTGTGTCACCCTTTTTCTTACACCAAGCAACCCTTTCACAGTAGTCTACTACTGATTGAGAGAACTCCTTGTTGTTGACGTAATGTGGTTTATCTTTCGGTTTCATTTGGTACTATTACTCCTCATATTTTGCATATTATAAACCAGATTGGGTCTCACTGTCAACTACTCTTTTCCGCAGATCACTGGTAGAGAACCTATGATCCCTCTGGTTAAAATAGATTTCGATTCCACGAGCTGCACAAGTCGCACGTCCTGTGAACGTCTTATCCTTATACTCGGAACCGATGATGCGTACATCGATGTTGACCATCTTCAGAATGTCTTCCAAATCTTCTTCGGTCTGATAGGGGATGATCTCATCGACGAAACGAAGACCCGCCAGTTGAGTGTATCTCTCTACTAGAGTCTGGACGGGTTTGTTCTTTTCCGGTCTGTCCATAGAGGGATCGACCTGCAGTCCGCAGATCAGATAGTCACACTGTTCCTTCGACTCTCTTAACATAGAGACGTGACCAGCATGTAACAGATCAAAGGTTGAAGCGGTAAATCCTACAATTTGTCTTGACATAATAAAAAATCTATGATATAATACTTTAAGTTTCCGGGCAGGGTTGAATATACCCTCAGTGCAATAACGGTTTAAAGGGTATAATGTTACTATCCGAATCTCCTGATACCATCATTTGAGGTTCTTCTTCACCCTGTTCGTACATCTGTTGCAATCCAGTCTCCCACTCTATAATCAAATCTTTAGGCGGAACTGCATATGAAACAATGTGGTCAGCCCGAATGACCTGCAACGAATGAGGTTGATCTTGATAGATCATGAAGTTCTTGAAGGTATAGAATTTATACCCATCCTGAATCTTCGACACCACCTTAAGAGCATTCTTAACAATGACTTCGAAATCATCATCCTCGATAACTTCGC